ATCTCCAGCTTCATTAAGAACATGCACAGAGTTGTGTAATGTCTGGAACGCTAACTCTTGAGACGATTGTTGTTGATTACCAGCCTGAAAGTAGTATATATCAACCTCTTCATCAGAGTCTAAAGTAATATTCCATGATTGAGAAAACTCACCAGGCCCCACAGTAAACATCCACTGCTGTTCACCTTGCACCATACCTATAGTAGAATTACCCCAACCGTCAGCTGCGTCATCTTCAAGTATGATTTGTATACTACATGGACCTACAAGGTCTGCTATAGTTGCCGTGCTATCATAGTTTAATGCTTCTGGATCTGTACAACCCCAGGTGTGTAAAGTTTCGCAAGTATCTGGTAACTCAGCTTCTGCGTTATAATCTACATAATCGTCATCCATGCATCCATATATAGGCGGTGCTGGAGGGCATGGCTCAGGAAATATAGCTCCAGAGTACATAGTGTTACCGTCATCAAATGTAGTAAACGCTAGATCTTCTAACTCCCATATAATGCTATCACAAGCTGTAATAACACAAGCTCCATCCTCTCCTCCTGAAGCATAACCGTTAAGTCCGTCACCAAACTCGTCTACTAGTATTAGCTCAAAGCCCAAGCTAACACAAAAGTTGTACGTGTAGGTAGCAAGCTGATCACCAAAGTCAAACTCTCCAGGTATTACCTGTTCGTATGGTTGACCGTCAGCTATATTAACTAAAGTAAATCCAGTCTCTCCTGGCCATGTATCTAGTGTAAGATCCATAGACACTAAAGTTTCTGTAGAGTCGCACTCAAAAACATTGCAGCTACCATTGTCTATGTTTGCCCATGGATTATAATTGTTTGCTACAGGATTTGTACACCCAGGAAGCGGAGGTATACACGGATTTAGTGTGAACGGTATGGTGTCTAATGCTGAATCAAAGTCATACACTGCTGTGTCTAAGCCACAGTTATTGCTTATTCTATACCAACCTTCTCCAAACTGACAACATATACCATCACCAAAAGCATCCATCATTACAAACTCGTAATCACCAGATGGTAGAAACACCATATGATTTTGAAAAGTATTGTTTTGATATGGGGGGCTAAGTGCAACAACCTCAGAGCTGTCATTAATTATTTCCCAAGAAGTTTCTCCAGCATACTCATCTGTCTGAACTTGTACATCCAACCAACTACCTTGAGCAAATAAACACGTTGGAAATAAAAATAATATTAGTAGTAAGTTTTTCATCAGCTAACTTGTATGTTTAATGTTGATGGGGAAGAATGAGTTACTCTTAATTTTTCAGGTTGAGTAATTGTAATTAAAAGTTTACCAGGTGAAGTAAAAGTAATAATCTCAGAATTATTTGATATTATAACACCCATTACTCAAAAGCTTCGGTAACGTCTGGATTTACTGTAAACGATCCGCTTAGCACTGTTCTATGAGTATCCAATCCAGTAGTGCTTGGCAATATATATTGAAGATCATATTTATAATTACCAGATGGTACTTTACTCATAGTGTTAGCAGATGCTGTTATTGTTACATTACCGTTATCGTCAACAGTAGGTGTTTCAAAATTTAACTGACCGCTTACGTTAACTTGATCTTTTACTCTAGGTTGATTTTTTTTAGCAGCGCTAGCTGTGCCAAGTATTAAGTTAGACTCAACAGTCCTTCCTCTTCTACTAATAGTCTCAGACTTTACTTGCATTAAAAATTCATACTTGCTAGTTGATAGCGTAAGAGCTGTTCCTGAAGAGCTTTTTAAATTTATCGTAAGAGAAAAAGTATCACCTTTTCTACAAGTTATATCTAAAACATCTGAAGTATCTAAATTTACTGAACTAGCCATTTTATTCTTTTAATAATATATTTAGTAATTTATTAGGGCTATCTGATAGCTCTTCTCTTTTGCCTTGCCTTTGAGATATCAGCTTGCTTTGATCAGAAGTTTGTTTGTCTAATCTATCATCCTTTCTGTTTTCTTTAAGGACTTCTATTTTTTCTTTAAATTCTTTATCATCAGTTTTAAATCCAAGAGTAGCCTGAGCTTTAATCATCTCTATCTCTTTTCTAAACTCATGTCTCATCTGTTCCATTTTCATATCTATTTCAGCTTGCATCTGCATCTTTTGAGTATCCATTTGCGCTTCAGCCTGCATCTCAGCCATCTTAGCTTGTTGAGCTTGTTGAGCAACTTGAGATTGCATTTGAGCTTGTTGTTGAGAATTTTCCATAGCCATCTGCTGCCTCATAGCTAATCTCTTTTTACGCCTAACTATAAGAAGCCTTTCAGCTTGATTTACATCTTTTAATTGCCTAACAGCCATAGCATCCTCTAAATCTATTTCTTGCTGCTGTAAAGCCATCTGTATGTTTTGCTCTAAGTAAGCTTTATCCTTCTCCTCCATATCCTTAACCACAACAACCCCAAAATTGTACATTGGAAGGTCTTTAAATGAAGTTAAAGCTTGCATGTTAGTTTCTCCTATAGCGTTTTCATAAACTCTATATAAAACTGACTCCATAGGTATGATCTGTAGACATCTAACTATATCCTCACAAACCTGTTTAAACAACATCATAGAAGCGTTTGTAATGTCGTATATCGCATTATTACCAGCAGCAATAGCTTGCTGTTGAACTCCAACTAATGCGTCTCCTTTTGGAGATGATGCATCCATGGCTTCGTTAATACCTGTTGTATCTCTAATAAGCCTTAAGTAGTGATTGTATAATCCAATGAGCTCATTGATGTTTCTTATACTATTGCCAATCTCACGAACTGGAGGATTTTGGAATCCACCTTCTGGATTTTTACTCCTGTAGTAGAAGACACCAGTTTGTTCGTATATATCGTGAAGATCTAATGGTTGTAGTTCGCCTCCTTTTCCTAACTGCACATTTTCTAACCCCTCGATATCTATGATCAGTCCATCTGGTTTAGCTTTAGCTATTGCCTGTTGTATCTTAAGATGAGTAAGCTGCAACATATCTGCAAAACCAATACAGCTATCAACCATAGACTTAGGCATCATGTTCCTAATATTGGTTGCTGTAACAGAATATGAAAGTCTAGCTTTGCTTATATCGTGTATATTTTTAGGTACATTTTTAGATCTACCATAATTATAAAGGTATCCACATCCTAAAACATAGCTACCACCATATACAGTAGATATCTCCATTTTATGAGGCTTACGCTCAAAAACACTATTTTTTGCTTCTTTATAAGAAAATCCTTTAAAATAGAAACCAGTATTTCCAAACTTGCTTTCTTTTTCTTCAAAGTTCATGCAGTCTACAGACATAAACTCAAAATCTAGAACATGAACCATATAATCGTCGTAGCCGTATGACGTTCTTCCTAGCCTGTCATTGTAATACCTCTTGTCGTATTTACCTGACTCATTACCATTTTTACCTCTAGATTTTTTTGCTATCTCTTTAAAGTCTTCTTCTGTAAGTTCACTGCCTGCTAATCTTTTTAACTCTTGGATGCTTATCTTTTTAATATGTCCAGCGTACACTAAATCTTCAAAGTTTGGATCTTCAGTCTTACTGTGTATAAATGTACACGGATCTACATAAGATACTTTGATACCCTCATTAGGATCATTAGATCTTTTAACTACAGACATACCTAAAGTTGCTAAGTCATTTACGCACCTACGGAATGTATTATCTACAAAATTATTCCAATTTAAAGTAAGTTCAGTTCCAAGTTGGGCAGATATCTCTCCGTCAGTCTTAATGTTTGTTTCAAACATTATTTCAGCCTCCTCTGGAGTATCTGGTAAATTATCAGGGTCTTGATCTAATACAATACCTGTTTTTTCTTTTAATTCTGCTAATTTAGGTTTTGCCTGTACCTGTTGTAATATTTTGTTTTTCTCTTTGTTCTTTTCAGAAGAAGATAATGGGTCTATAGCCTCAAGATTTGGATAAGGATTTACTGATAATATCTTATTTACAGCTATCCTAACAAACTTAGGTAGAATAGGAACTGGAGTATAATCCATGTTAAGTAAACTACCGTCACCTTTATTTGGCTGAAGAGAATTTAAAAGTTGTTTATATATACTTGTGTCTTGAACGCCAGTAGCATAATCTCTTCCTTTTTCAAATATTCTATTTCTTTTACCAACTAAAGAGGAATCATCTGTAGTTTTACCCCATTGAGATTCAATAGCTTTTGCATACTGGATGCCATACTCCTTACTCTCCTTAACCTCAGTGGGCTCTAGCGGATCAGGGAATCCTTGCTTACTTTTTTGATTATTGTTGTACATGCTTAAGATACGGCATTTCTATTTAGCAAATATAGTAAATCATCCGATTACTTGATATCTCCTAAAAAACTGTTTTTTATTTAAGTTACTTTTCTTTTTAACCTTAGCTTTTTGCGCTCCAAGAAGAGCTAATCCAGAACTAATTGTAAGGTCAAATTTAGTTCTATTATCTATCTTATAGCCTATCCAATCCTCTAATGTTTTATTAAAATACATCTTCCCCATCTCACCACTTTCTCTATTTATTCCTACATGATCATGTATATAAGCTTCAATAGCATGAGCGTGAGCTTGTATTACATCCTGAGAGTTTGATGGTATACCTTTTGTTTTAGATTTCATACCACTAGCGCTAATTAAATGCTTGGGTCTATCCATTAGATAACCATCATAACCTCTTGATTCAAAGTATCTTGCAATACCGTACTTATTGTTCTCAATTAAGATAGGATAGCCATAAAATACAGCAGCCATAAGCACATCTTCGTAAAACATTTTAGCTAGCGGAGGCCTAGATGCGTACTCTACAACAAACATGTTTGATGGGTGATCCATATGAAACTTGTTGTATAAATGCAAAGCACCTTTAGATCCTCTACCATCTACTGTAGCGTCAAGATCATAGCTGTCGACACCACCTACACCAAAAGCGTCATGAGGTGCAACCCTCTTGCCGTAAACATTTTTCTTTTGATTTCTAAATTCTAAAGGGGGCATCCATGCAACCTTAAATCTACCTTGCGGGTTTGGGTTAAATATCACTTCAGAATCTTTCTTCCCATCTTTCCACATAAAATTACCAGTTACAACTGGATTGGGGAAAAGTTCATCGTTATGTTCTATTTGCTCATAGATCTGACCCACATTAAATATACTCCCCTCTATACTATCCCTAAAGGCTTCATCTTCTGTAAAAGGGAATTGACGTACAACTTCATTAAGTTCAGATGCATCATTCTTTAGTGATTCTCTTTCATTTTTTAAAAATGTTTTAGACCCAGTATATATGTATTCATCATCTATACCTTCTATGGTGGTATCTGGATCATCTATAATTGGATAACCGTATTTATCAAAAAATCCTTCTAGAGATTCGTATGCTGGTATAAATAATCTATATAAACCAGTTTTAGTCCTCCCATTCGCATTCCTTTCCGTCGGATTCGAATCCTCCCATAGGTCTTTGTATTGACTTCCACCTTTGTCCATTGGATTTACGGTGCTTCCTACTAGGGCCTTTCCTACGATTTTTCGCCCTACGATCAAACAAGTCCTCTGAATCCTCCATGCGTCCCTTATGTCTGTTGGTTTTTCCCATTTTCCTGCCTCATCTAAATACAATATGTGTAGCTTCTCACCATCGTATGCGTTGTTAGTTGTGTTTTTCCAATTTATAACAGTATTCAAAGCTTCACCTTTTTGTGAAGTTTTGTTGTTTTTAGTTATACGTTTTGATGGTTCACGAAAAGCTAACTCCATACGCGGATTCGTTGTACCATCTTGTATTGGTTTAAAAAAGAAAGGGTAATGTCTAAACATGTAGACCACTTTCTTCATAAAGATGTTTTCCTGAGCGTCTTTACCTGTTTTCGACTGGATCCCCATAAGCTTGTCTTTAACCTGTGTAGCTTCGTCCACAAGAACAGAAGAACAGATATTGGTATAGCCAGAACGACGACACTTAGTATATAGCTGACCGATACAACGAGAATCAGACTCGCACGCAGCCATGTGTAAATATATTTCACGTTGAAAATTTAAAAAGTATGGGTATCCTACATCAAGCTTCGTCCATTGAAGCATCATGTAATGCCGCCCCGTAATATATGTAGGTGTACCGTTGTTATAAAACCAAAAACCCTCACGCCTACGCCTAAACTCTTCTTCGATATATGGACGAAACTTTTCTCTAAATTGCTTTGGCATCTCTGACCACTCATCCATAGAACGAACACGAGACAGCTCTTTGGGCATAGGTATCCTCTGCCACACCTGCAAAGACTTTGATTCTTTATATCCGAAAATTTGTTTCTTGGGGGGTGCTTTGGGAAGACAAATGAGTAGCCCACCGAGTTCGATAAGCTCACCTTCCGTACCGTTGGGACAAATCTTGACAGCAGGCTCTTCATATCCTTCTACATCTAATAGCACAATTAATTGCGATTATGACGATATGGAGCCATGTAGTTTGGAGCCCTCCCATCACAGCACCACTCTCCGCCCCCATCCCAAGGATCAATACACCAGCATTGACTATAATCTCTTCTTTGTTTTTTGTAGTGTTGTTTGTGTGAAGAACATGAGCTCAGCATAACAGCTGAGATTAAAAT